AGTGCTAGTAATAGTGCTATAGTAGTAAGTATTTCTAGTAGGTCTACATTAGTGTTAGATCAAGATATAATGTCTTCATCAGAAGAATATAATATAACTCCAGGACTTAGAAAATACGTGTGTGACAAATGGAGTAACACTAGCGTAGTAAATGGAGTACAAACCGTAACCGCAACTTTTAGAAAGGTATTTGAGCCATGAGTGATAAAATTTCTAGTGATATTAATAAGTTTGAGCCGGGAGAGATAATTGAACTATTTGAGCTTGACTTATCTACGGGATTAGCACCCGTAACTATTCCTGTCTTTAGATGGCATTCTGGTTCAACTAAGGAGATTCAGGAGATAGTTTGGCAAGGTAATAAGTATTCCTCTTTCCCTATAGAAGCCGAGGGTTTTGAGTTTGTGGGGAAAGGAGCTATTCCTAGACCTACTATAACAGTAGCTAATATTACTTCTCTATTGTCAGGAGTTCTAAGTACTTATTCAGACTTAGTGGGCGCTAAAGTCACTAGAAAAAGAACGTTCGCTAAGTATCTAGATTCATACTGCTATGTTACCGGGTACCCTGTATCGGGGTATTGTACTGGGGAACCTGGAGCATTTTGTACAGATAGTTCTTATACTACTCAGCTTTCTTGTGAAAGTGCAGGAGAAGTCTGGGAAGAGAGCCTAAGTAAAACGGACTGCAAAGATAAGTATAAGTATGGAGGGTATTGCCCCGGGGATACTTCTAAGCTTACTTCAGCAGATTGCGTAAGTGCTGGGTACACCTGGGACTATTTAGCGGGTACTTGGACAGACTATACGTCTACTACCTGCGTAACGGCAGTAGGTAAATGGTACGATAACCCTATTGCAGATGATATGGCACATTTCCCAGATGAGATTTGGTATATAGATAGAAAAGCTGTTGAGACAAATACTCACTTACAATTTGAGTTAAGCGCAGCCCATGATATACACGGTATAAAACTACCCTCTAGAACTGTAGTAGCTAATTCATGTCATTGGAGGTATAGAGGGCCAGAATGTGGGTATATAGGTACTCAGTACTTTGATATAGATAATAATGTAGTAAGTAATATTGAAAGTGATGTATGTGGAAAAACATTTAAATCTTGTGAAAAGAGATACCCAGAATCTGCACCTTTAACTTCAGGGGCTTGTACTACCGCAGGAGGTACTTGGGACACAGGCCAGGGAGTATGTTCTAAACTAGGCAATTGTTCGGACGAAGGCTATAGGTACCAGGAAGGGTGTGAGGGAGCAAACTTTATTTGGACTCCAGTAGAGCATGATAAAGAGTCGTGTGAAGCAGCATCTGAAACTTGGACTAGTTATGCTCCTGAGTGTATAATAGGATCTGCTTCTGTATGTACAGCACTACAAGGCGTTTGGGACGTTACTACTAGTGTGTGTACTATAGGAGGAACACCTTTTGGAGGCTTTCCTGGAGCAGGAATCAATATTGGTACTATGCGATGAATGAGAAAGCATTAGAAGCCTTTAGAGTGCATGCTGAAAGCGCGTACCCAAAAGAAGCTTGTGGCTTTATCATTGGTATAGGTAAGAAAGAAAGGTACTTCCCTGCAATTAATATTGCTGAGAAGCCGGAAGAGTTTTTCATTATAGACCCTATTAGTTACGCAGATGCAGAGGATGCAGGAGATATACTAGCTATATGTCACTCTCATCCTAATGCAGATTGCGCACCATCCGAAGGGGATAAAGTTTCTTGCGAAGCTACTAATAAGCCTTGGCATATTTTAAGTTGGCCAGGTAATAACTTATACAGCTGGGAACCTTTAGGGTATGAAGCCCCTATACTAGGCAGATCTTTTTCCTATGGAGTTTTAGACTGCTGTACTTTAGTTCGAGATTATTATAAAAAAGAATTGAATATTAAATTCAAATGTAATAGTGGTCAAGACGGATGGTGGGATAAAGGTGAGAATAGATACTTAGAGAACTATAAAGAACAAGGTTTTATCCATATTAGAGATTCAAATGATATTAGAAAAAATGATATTTTTCTAATAAAATTAGTTTCACCGGTACCAAACCATGCCGCAATTTATATTGGAAATGATTTAATTTTACATCACGTACACGGTAGATTATCCAACAGAGAGATTTATGGGGGATATTGGAGAAAACATACCACGCATCATTTAAGGCACAAATCATTATGTTAAGAGAAGTAAAACTATACGGCGAATTAGCCGAGAAGTATGGAAAGAATTGGAAGTTTAATATAAACTCCCCTCAAGAAGCCATAAAGGCAATGTGCGCCAATAACCCTAGTTTCCGAGAATTTTTAGCTAGTTCAGAAAGTAGAGGTATAGGGTACAAGATAAAAGTAGGAAAATCTTACATCAAAGACTTAGATGAAATAGGGCACCCGTCTGGTAGACAAGAGATTAAAATTATACCTGTAATATTAGGAGCGAAAAAAGGTTGGGCAATGATAATAATAGGGATGATATTGCTTGGAGCAGTATTCATGTCAGGAGGAGGCTTTGAAGCTATGGAGATGCTTGGAGGGCTTGAAGAAGTTATGTTTATAGGCTCAGGGACAGGATCAATGGGGGCACTAGCAATGAACCTAGGAGGAGTACTGGTACTTGGAGGCATCGCTTCGTTACTAGCTCCTATACCTAAGCCAGAAACAAAGGATGAACCTACCAATTATGGATTTGGAGGGCCTGTAAATACTACTAACCAAGGCAATGCGGTACCTATAGCATACGGACAACTATTAGTAGGTGGAGCAGTTATTAGTGCAGGGATTATCGTAGAAGATTACGTACCGGATTAAGGGGATACTATGAGTGAGAAAGACTGGATAAGAGGTGCCGGAGGTGACGGAAAAGGCGGAGGAGGAGCTGTAGATGACGATGACTCTCTATTCTCTATGGCAAAAGCAAAAATCGTTGATTTAATCTCAGAAGGCGAGATCAAAGGACTTTTAGCAAGCGAAGAATCTATATATATTAATGAGACCCCCCTAGTAGACGCTCTGGGTAAGTATAACTTCGAAAGGGTTTCATGGGCCTCTAGACCTGGTATACAGTCTCAATCTCATATACCTGGGTTTCCAGGAGCAGAACAAGAAGTACCTGTAGGAGTAAAAGTTAATAAGGAAAATCCTGGAGCTGTAATACGTACTATAACTACTAGTAATACAGATGCACTGCGAGTACTAGTATACACCCCTAGTTTATTTGATGCAGACAATGATAAGGGAGAGATGAAAGAAACCAGTGTTCAGTTTACGATATCTATTAAGTATGATTCAGCTGGTTGGAGCCTTGAAAAAGATTTCACTTTTGAGGGAAAGACATCTTCTAGGTATGAGAAAAACTTTAGAATAGACTTATCTGGAACATTTAATAGCGTGTCTATTAAAGTAGAAAGAGTAACAGCAGACCCGGCTAATACTAAAGTTCAAAATAGTATATACTTTGGTAGCTACACTAAGGTAATAGATAACAAACTTACATACCCTAACAGTGCACTAATGGGCCTCGAACTAGACGCTAGACAATTTCAGAGTATACCTAGTCGTGGATATGAAATTAAAGGTGTTAAAGTAAAGGTGCCTACTAACTATACCCCGTATGATGCAGGACACTGTACTGTAGCAGGTCTTAGAAGGCATGACCGATGCCTAACTGGTGGTGGTAGTTGGGTAGGTACTAGCGTCGGAGACACTTTATACAATGGCAGCTGGGATGGAGAGTTTACAGTTAAATGGACTTGTAATCCTGCTTGGATTATGTATGATCTATGTACTAATACTAGGTATGGGCTAGGAAATTGGCTAAATGAAAATCAACTCGATAAATGGGCGCTGTATGAAATAGCTAAATATTGTGATGCCGTAAATGAAGACGGTAAGTTTGTAGGATTAGACGACGGTTGGAACTTTAAAGAAGCTAGATTTGCTTGTAATATATACTTACAAGGTGCTGAGGAAGCTTATAAAGTTTTACATGATATTGCTTCTGTATTTAGAGGTATGATATACTGGCAGCAAGGGCAAATATCCCCTGTGCAGGACGCACCTAAAGATCCTACAATGAATTTCAGCCAAGCCAACGTTATAGATGGTCAGTTTACATACGAGGGTACCTCTATTAGACAGAGACATAATGTTGCCCACGTTACTTGGAATAACCCCCTAGACTACTATAGACAAAATGTAGAGTACGTAGAGGACTCATTAGGAATAACAGAATCAAATAATCAAATCAAATCTATAGACCTTAGAGCTGTAGGGTGTACGTCTCAAGCGCAAGCCCGCAGAATGGGTAAATGGGTACTGTATACCGAAAAGTTTGAAACCGAAGCCGTGTCTTTTAGTACGGGGTTAGAAGGAGCAGGTGTTAGGCCAGGAGACATAATTAAGATTTCAGATGCTCATAAATCTGGGATTCGTTATGGCGGAAGAGTAGCTGCAGGGAGTACTACTACAATTATTAAGCTAGATTCTCCTACAAAAGTGCTAACAGGTAAACCATATAAAATATCTGTTATCAATACAACTGAGGAGTGTTTACAAAATGGCGAAATTCAGTCTCTACCACCTAAATGTATTGACACAGATGGAACAGATTTAACTACTACTTATGGTACTCAAGCACTTTGTGAAGCACCAGGCACAGATAAAATTTGGCAAACAGATAAGCAAGCGCTATGTATAAATGCTAATATTGCGAACCAGTGGAAGCCATATGTATGGGTGGAAACAAAAACAGTTCAAGGGATACCCTATAGTGGAGAAGTAACCTCAGTTACCTTAAATGGGTTAGAGGAGTTTTCGATGAGCCCTACAGCAGAGTATATGTGGATACTAGAAGAGATGGGTACAATAGAAGCCCAAGACTTTAGAGTACTATCAGCGAGAGAAACTAGTAAGAATACTGTAGAAATATCTGCTCTTATGTATCATCCTAGTAAATACAATTATATAGATAAGGGCACTGCGCTATCTATTAAATCTACTAGCAATTTACCAGATCCTTCCGCTCCAGTACCTACCCCTACAGATCTAATTATAACGGAAGAACTTTATGAAGACTCTAGGGGGATGTTACTAAACAGAGCTACCTTTAGTTGGAGACCTCCGGTCACCCCAGGTACTATTAATATTTATCCTTATATAGCCTCATACTACGTAGAATGGAAAATACGAACATTAAGCGACTGGATACCTCTAGGAGAAACTACTAATACTAATATTACTATTAATGACGCTCCTCATGGTAAGGTGATTGAGTTCAGAGTCAAGACAAGGAGAATCTACTAATGTTATACTCACCCTTTATATCCGAGTACGCCACCGTTTTAGGAAAAACAGCGAAGCCAGCTGACGTGCTATCCAACTCTATAACTATTGAAGTTCTTATAGCTTCTGGTACCTTACTAATTAAATGGGATGCTATAGCAGATATAGATTTCGAAGAGTACGTTGTAAGGGTGTCTTCTTCCAATAATTGGTCGTTAGGTACTGAGATATTTAGAAGCGCTACTACAGAGTATCTATACACCCCTACTTCTATAGCTTCAGGTACATATTACTTTTTAATTAAAGCCAGAGATACTACTAATAACTATTCTGTGAATGCAGGGTCTATATCTTTTGCAATAGGTGTACCTAATACCCCTGTACTAACATATGCTCTAGATGGTGAAAATCTATCACTTACTTGGACAGACTGTACTAATCAATTTGCTGTTACTAAGTATGAAGTATTTACAGATGCTGCTGCTACCACAAAATTAACTATAGCAGGTAATACCTTAGAGGATGTGGGCACCTCTTTGGCTCTATCTTATAAGGTAGACTGGAAAGTAGTTGATAATCCTACTTTATACATAAAAGCAACCGATACGGCTTCTAATACGTCCATCAGTAGTGGTACCTATATAGGTATTCTGGTACCAGATACTGCGTCTACAGGCGGAGATGGACTTAATTTTTCGGAGTATTTATCCGCTAGTAGTGACTTTGATAATATTAACTATTTAATGTCTTGGAGGGTAACCCCTCCAGGTGCCAATCTATTACCTATTATAGGGTATGAGGTACGAAAAGGTCTTACTAACCAAGGATTTTCAGAAGGTACTACGGTTGATTTCTGTGATATTACAGAAAAAAGTGTAGTAGTTACCTGGGGTCCGGATAAAGGACAAGCTGTAAGAAGGTACTTTGTTGCCGCGAAGGACAGCGCAGGAAACTTTGGAATAGCAGCAGTACTAGATGTAGAAGTAGTTATACCAGGAACACCAAGTGCTACCCCCGTACTAGTAGGAGATATGCTAGAAGTTAATTGGGCCTTGCCCACAGGAGGGTCTCTACCTGTAACAGAGTATGAGACTAGAGAAGTTGATAGTGGATGGGGTGTTAATGCCAGCTATAAGAAACTAAGTGCTACTTTAGGTTATAAAGAAAAGGTTACTTGGACTGTAAATGCCTACCCTTCTGGGAAGCCTTTCTACATTAGAGCAAAAGATAGCGCGGGTAACTACAGTACAACAGAATCTTCTGCATTTCTTATAGTTAAGCCCACCAGCTCTCTTAATTTAGATAGTAAAAGTACCTTTGTAGATGGAAGCTTTAGATTGAGCTGGAATAATGCGAATGATACCAGAAATGCCAACCAACTACCTATTAGTAAATACAGAATTAATAAGTTCGAAGATTGGTCTGGGGAAGGGTACAGTAGTACAGTAAACTTAGACGAAGCAAATATACTATCCAAGGATATACCAGTTACCTGGGGGCCTAGCACTCCTTGGAGATTCTGGGTTGTACCAATAGACAGCGCTGGAAATGTATGTGATACTAGTACTGAAAATACGCAGTGGAC